CTCGTCAGGCCATGCATGATCTTAAGGTTCTGCAGCAAGGGCGGTCTGCCGAGACCCAAGGTATGACGTCCGACATTGTCAACTTGGTGCGGAAGAACCAGCTTGAGTTGTGGATGGAGGATGACCTTGGAATGAGATTCCAGGGATATGTTCTTGCTGTGGGAGGTAGGATCTTTACCATGCCCCAGCACTACATCACGTGCTTTGTTCACCACCACATGTTCGTCAAGACCCCCCCCGAAAAGGTCTTTTTCGAAATGAGACAAGAAGGATACCCGACCATTACAGTTCGCATGCAGGACGATCTTCAAGTTCTGTATGATGGGACGGACGAGCGAAGTGAACGTTTCGTTTTCACCGTGCGTTCCAAGTGTCGTGAGTTTAAAGACCTTACCCGTCACATGATTCCCTACGGTGACGTGGTTTCTGCGCTCACGTCGGCAACTCGTGAGTTCACAGCCACCTTGGTTTTTCCTCGCGAAATCCGAACGGTTTCCGATGGATTCGCCGCTGGTTTCGTCTTTTTGGCGGACATCGGTGAGTGGATCACCGACCAGTTCGGTTATCGTCTGGACACGATCAAAGGGGATTGCGGGGTCCCGGTCATCCTCACCTCGGGAAAGTTTGCTGGGAAAATCGTGGCGTTTCACGTTGCCGGCGATGGGACTCTCGGCTTCGCGCAGCCTATCTCGCGGACCATGTTTGTCAAGGCGCTCGGTTCCGGGATTCCTTCCTATGAAGACGAGGTTCCCGATATTGTAATCAACCCTGATCCGATTTTGGCTCATGCGAGGCTTGATTTCCACGACGGGGTGGCGACCACCTATATCACCCGCCATCTGGAACCTCCAGGTGGCGTTCATGTCCAGAACTCTCTCGTTCATTTTGAGGGAGATGGTCCCGAGTATTTTGAGCGGAAAACCGCAGCGACAAGCACTAGTCCTCGGTTATATGCTCAGAATCGCGCCGCGTTTGGGGAATCAAAGGTTGAGGTTGATTGGGAACTGATCGATCGGATCGTTCCTGTCATCACCCAGCATTTTAAGCGTTGTGCACGTCACATTGTTTTGAGACCCTACTCCTTTAAGGAAGCCCTTCTTGGTCTTGAAGATGGCCTTCTCAACGGGATGGAAACGACCACCTCGCCCGGTTACCCCGACTCGTCTTTTGGAGTCGTGCGGAAAGACTATTGGAAGGTTGACGAACGAGGGCGGTTTCTTAAGGGTCCCCGCTTTGAGGAACTTCGCAGCGTGGTTGAAGCCGAGATTAACCTCCTGGTCAAGGGCGGGGTTCCTCGGTGGGTCATGAAAGACATCATGAAGGGGGAGCGCGTGAAAATTCAGAAAGTCGAGTCTGGGAAGGTTCGTCTTGTCAACGCCCCTCCAGTTTCGATGCATGTGATTTGTACCATGGCTTTCGGAGCTGCCATCGAGGTCTTGATGGCCGGATCCCCGCGCAATGGGATCCTTAAGGGAATCAACGAAAAGAATGCGCGAGAGTGGGACGTTTTGACGCGGCTGATAAAGACCAAATCAAACGGCCAATATGTGGGATCAGGCGATTTTAAAGCCTTTGACCACTCCCACTCATGTCGAATGATGCAGACCGCTCTCCGAGGCCTGTCGGACATGTATCCGCACGATCCCGTGTGGACCCCCGTTCGTGAGGGAATTGGCAAGTGGTTTGAGTGCCAATTCCACGTTTTTGGAAGCGTGTTGGAGGTCGTGTCCCACGGAATGCCTTCTGGTTTCCGTTTGACCACCGAGGCCAATTGCTTCATTAACTTTATTCTTCATCTTTATGCCTGGTGTGAGCTTCACAGTTGGAAACCCAATTGTGAACACAACTTTTTCGATAACGTTTATCTTTCCGTTATCGGAGACGATAGCATCTTCTCCGTTTCCGAGCGTTTTAAAAACCTTTATACCGAGTCGTTCTTGTCCCAAGTTTTTGATACCCTTGGATATACCTATACCGCTCCCGACAAAGGGCCTGCTCGCGAAACTCTCTCCGAACTCACTAACCATAGCGTGGTGAAGAGAGGGTTTCGGTTCGAGCCCGTACTTGGGTGTTACGTAGCCCCGTTGGAACTTGACGTGGTTTTAGAGATGCCCCTGTGGAGTCGAAAGGGGATGCTCTATGAGAAAATTGGAATTGACAACATGAACTCTGCTCTCCGCGAACTGTCTTTACACGGCCGAGAAGTTTACGAGGAGTGGATGCCGAAATGCGC